AACCGCACTTCGGTCGGTAACAACGCTGTTCTGGCTCAGAACACAGGTTCGACCATCACTGGCAACTCGCAGGTGGCAATCACTTCCGCGACTAACACCACTTCCACGTGGCCGATTCGCGTTATTGATGTTGTTCCTGAAACTGCATTGGCAGGTAACCCCGGTTCTTACACCGAAGTTATCGTCAAGTGGAATCAAGGCATGCACCAGTACCTCAACCCCACTGGCGTGTAAGGAGACTGACTAATGGCAATTTCACGCGCACAACTCCTTAAGGAGCTATTGCCCGGTCTGAACGCTTTGTTTGGTCTGGAATACGCACGCTACGGCGAAGAGCACAAAGAGATTTTCGAAACCGAAAGCTCTGAGCGTTCGTTCGAAGAAGAAACGAAGCTGTCGGGTTTCTCCGCTGCTCCGGTCAAGAACGAAGGTTCTGCTATCGCCTATGACAACGCGCAGGAAGTCTTCACTGCTCGCTACAACCACGAAACGATTGCCCTCGGGTTCTCGCTAACGGAAGAAGCGATTGAAGATAACTTGTACGACTCGTTGTCCTCGCGTTACACAAAGGCTCTGGCTCGGGCCATGGCGTACACCAAGCAGACTAAAGCTGCTGCAATCCTGAACAATGGCTTCGACACCGACTATGCCGGTGGCGATGGTCAACCATTGTTCTCGAACGCTCACCCGCTCGTCTCTGGTGGCACCAACTCGAACATCCCAACCACTGCTGCTGATTTGAATGAAACGTCGCTTGAAGCGGCTGTAATTCAGATTGCTGCGTGGACGGATGAACGTGGCCTGCTCATCGCGGCTAAACCGCGTAAGCTGGTAGTTCCGCCAAGCCTGATGTTCGTTGCAACACGCCTCCTCGAAACCGAACTTCGCGTTTCGACGGCTGACAACGATATCAACGCGCTTAAGTCGAATGGCTCGATCCCAGAAGGTTACACCGTTAACCACTTCTTGACCGACACGGATGCGTGGTTCTTGACCACCGACGTGCCAAATGGCCTGAAGCACTTCGTTCGTACGCCTATGCAAAACAGCATGGACGGTGACTTTGATACGGGCAACGTCCGTTACAAGGCTCGCGAGCGTTACAGCTTCGGCTGGTCCGATCCACTCGGCATGTACGGTTCCGAAGGCGCTGCCTAAGGAAACAGGGGGAGGGGGAGTGGGAAACTACTTCCCCTCTTTTCTTTTAGGTGATATACCTACGCATCTAGGTGATTAATTCGTACCGACTGCCCTAGCAGACATAGTAGAGACGGTACGTACAAGTGCTACTACACGGAGATATTATCATGGGTACTACAACTTTTTCAGGTCCGGTTGTCTCGCAGAACGGCTTCATCGGTGACTTCACTGGCACCGTTACGGGCACCGTTGTTCAGCCGGTTGCTGCTGTTACTGCTGCAGGTACTAACCTCGCAACCGCCGCTGCTCTTTCGAACGGTGTCAACGGCGTTGGCAGCGCTTCGGGTACCAATGGCGTGAAGCTTCCGACGGCTGTCGCTGGCACGACCATCACGGTTTACAACTTGGCTGAGACCAACGGCCTTATCGTCTATGCGAACACCAGCGACACCATCAACGGTGCGGCTTCGGTGACCATGGAAGGTTCGACTTGGCTTCAGTGCATTGCGCTCACGGACGCAATTTGGCTGACGACGATCTTTACTGCTAACGCCTGATCGGTAACCTCTAAGAAGGAGAAATCCGATGGCAATGCAAACTGACGTCAAATCCACCAAACCGCTTACGGCGACTGGTGTGTTCAAGACCCAAGCCAACGATGACATGGCTTTCCGCACCCGCATCAAGGGTATCTATTACACAAACGGTGTAAGTGCGGGTTCGGTCGTCATTACAGATGGCAACGGTGGCAGCACATTGTTGACGTTGAACACGCCTGCTGCGGCAAACGCTGATGCGGTCTACGTCCTTATACCGGATCAAGGTATCCTTGCAGAAAACGGTTTGTACGCTACAGTGACTAACACGGCGTCAACCGTCATTTTCTATGGGTGATATATGCAAGCACAAAAAGGTTACGATTTAGCCGGTAAGAGCATCTTCATTGCTCTGCCCGCCTATGACTTCAAGGTCTCCTTGAAGCTGGCGGTTTCGTTGGCTCGGTTCACTCAGGTGGCTGGCCAGCACGGCATTACGATACAGATTGGCAGCATCTGCGGATGCTCTGTCGTCTCTCGCGCTCGTAACCTGCTTGTTCAAGACATGCTGGAATCCACCTGCGATTATTTGCTCTTCATCGACAGCGACATCAACTTTGAGCCGGAACACATCTTCCGCCTTATGGCTTGGGGTAGCGATCCGAAGAAGGGGATCGTCGCAGGTGTTCCACGCACACGTAGCGAAAACAAGGTCTACATCGCTGACCTTGACTACGACGAGAACCACGAACTGACCATGAATGGTATGGGTCTGGTACGTGGTAAGCGCGTTGCGACCGCTTTCATGCTGGTTCGCCGCGAAGTATTCGAGCAGATGGCTGCTGCTAACCCCGAGTGGGTCTACAAGGATCAGCGCTCAGATCGCATGATCCCCTGCCTATTTGATTTCAAACTCACCGAAGAGGGCTACATGGGCGAGGACTTCTTGTTCTGCGACCGTGCTCGCGAAATCGGTTTTGAGGTTTGGATCGACCCCAGCATTCAACTCGGACACATGGGCGTACAAGAGTACGAAGGCTGCTTCGGCACCGACGTTCTTTATCCGATGCTCGCCCCCACACAGAAGGAAGCAGCATAATGGGTATCAAGCTAGGTGATATTTCGCCGCTCGCAGGAGCGATAAGCGGTAAGGGTTTGTTCGGTAAAGGGTTGGCTAAATTAGCAGACTCCGGTGCAGGTTTCCTTATTCCCGCCTCTTACCTCGCTAAGAGCCAGCGGGATAAAGCAGCACGTAAAGCAGCACGTCCAGCAGCAGGTATGCGCGCACGTCCAATGGTAGAAGACATCATGGTAGCTGAAGAAGCTCCTGCCGGTGCAATGATGCGCAAAGGTGGTAAGGTTAGCGCCGTTCAAGCCGTGCATAAGCATGAGCGCGCCAAACATAAAGGTCAACCGCTGACCAAGATGGCTAAGGGTGGTTCAACTGCCTCCAAGCGCGCCGATGGCTGCGCTACCAAGGGTAAAACCAAGGGGAGGTTTGTGTAATGGCTAAGAAGACGAAACGGTTTAACCGAGGCGGCGGTGCTTCGAGTGGTTCTGTGCCCCTCCAAAGCCTAAACTATAACCTTTTATCTGGAAGCGGTCGTGGCGCAGGTGGTGGTTTACAACTACGTCCTACTATAATGCGGCAACCTTCATCTGACCTAAGTAGGCTTACTGGCACATCTCCACCAAAGGGGGTTGGAGTCCAAGGTACTGTACGCTTCAAAAAAGGTGGCTCAACTGCTTCTAAGCGCGCTGACGGCTGCGCTACTAAGGGCAAGACTAAGGGAAGGTTTGTATAATGCCCGTACGCAAAGGAAGCAAAATACTTGGCGCTAGCCCCGGCTTGTCTAACAAAGATACTTTAGGGGATGATGAAACTAGGCTTGCTCGCTGGGACCAGATGACAGCGGCTGAAAAGGCTCGCGTCCGTGCGCGGGAGAAAGCTGAGCTTAAAGAGGCGGAAAGCGAGCGCAAACGCCCACTGTCAAGTCGTATCATGGGTGGGCTTTTTACACCATTGCAACGTGCGAAGGAAGTAGCAGCAGAAGACACTTCACGGCGCGAAAGCCGCTATCGAGAGGCTAAGGAAACAACATCTAAGTCGGATAAAGATCGGACTAAACTGTACCCGGTTGACCGCAAGATAAAACTTCGTAAGGGCGGTTCTGTCTCCGCTTCTCGCCGTGGCGATGGTATTGCCCGTAAAGGCAAAACTCGTGGGAAGGTCTGCTAATGGCTAAGACACCCGCTTGGACACGTAAAGAAGGTAAAGCGAAGTCTGGCGGGCTGAACGCCAAGGGTCGTGCGTCCTATAACAAAGCCAATCCGGGTAAGCCCGGTCTCAAGGCTCCGCAGCCTGAAGGTGGTCCGCGCAAGAAGTCATTCTGTGCGCGCATGTCAGGGATGAAGAAGAAACTTACGAGTAAGAAGACCGCGAATGACCCCAATAGCCGCATCAACAAAAGCCTCAGAGCTTGGAAGTGCTGACATGGAAATGATGGTATGGAACATTCTTCTTTCGGCAGTGGTGGCGGTTATGGGCTTCTTGTTTAAGGGCAAGATTGACGAGTTGGACCGTCTTGGCATCCTGCTCAACAAAACCCGTGAAGAAATCGCTCGTGAGCATGTAACTCGTTCGGAGATGACCACACTGGTCGATAAGCTAGGAGACCGGTTTGATAAGGCGTTTGAACGTCTTGAGGCCAAGGTTGATGAGATGAGGAAGGCATAGCAATGGCACGTAAAATGCGTAAGTTTTCTGCTGGTGGCGCACAAGGTCGTTACGACCGTCGCATGGCGGACATCAAAAAAGATTTCGCAAAGGACTCAGCGGGCAAAAGCGGTAGGGCACTCGAAGTGCTTGAAGCTAAGCGCGCCCAGCGTATTGCTGATGCAGAAGATGACCGTGCCAAGCGCACAGGCGCTGACCGTACAGCTACACGCGCCGCCGAGGCTGCGGCAGAAAGCAACCTGACAAAGACCCGCAAGTTTGGTGCGCCAAAGGCGGTAACCACCGAAGCGCCAGCGTCTAAAGTCATGGACAGCATGCCTGCGCTAACTGCGCCTAAGATGGATAGCTCCATCGGTAAGCCGCAGAGCTTTGCTGCTGCGTTTAAGGACGCACGTTCACGTCTAGGTGCAGGTAAGACTTTCACCTTTAACGGTAAGAGCTTCACCACAAACATCGCAGGCGAAGGCCGTAAACCTACGTCGGGCGGTTCGAGCACAAATAAAGGTGCAACTACGTCGCCTGCGAGCACAAATAAAAGTGCAGGCACACCCGATATAGACAAGCGGGCGGAGTTTCGTAGGCAAACAGCCGCAAAACAGGCGGAGCTTCGTCGGGAAGCCAATCGTGCTGCTATGCGTCGTAACACAGCCGGTAAAACGCAACTCGTTGGTCCTGCTGATAGTCAAGAAGCGCGCATCCGCACAGCCCAAAAGACCATGGCGGCGGTGAAACCCGTTGACGACAAGGCGGCTAAATTGTCGCGCCTTAAGGTCGCAGCAGAAGCTCCCGGTGCGACTCAGTTTGCTAAGGACAGATATAAATATGCCGTATCGTCTGGTATGTACGCCAAGGGTGGCAAAGTTAAAAAGGAAAAGACTATGAAATATGCTAAAGGTGGTTCAACCCCTCCACAACCTTCCGCTGCGGACCGTGCTCGCAGTAAGAAGCATCTAGCTGAACTTAAGAAGCTCAAGCCTACCGCTGAGCAAGCTAAGGTAATCGCAAGTGCAAACCGCTCGGAAGGTCCGGGCTACAAGAAAGGTGGAAAAATGGCACCCAAGTTCGGCGCAGCAATGGTCAAGAAATCTGCTGACACCAAAGGTCGTGCAATGGTCAAGAAGGCCGGTGGCGGCAAATGCTACGCTTCAGGCGGTCTCGTCGGTGGCCATAAGTCGGCTGATGGTATTGCCAAGAAAGGCAAAACCAAGGGTAAGATGGTCTAATGCGCGCTTGTCGGGGCATGGGGGCGATGAACCCATCCAAAATGCCGGGTAAGAAGACAATCAAACGGAAGGACAATCCTGATGATGTCTCGATGTACGCAAAGGGGGGTAAAGCGAAGCTTGACATCTCCAAAGCGATCAAAAAACCCGGCGCACTCCGTGCGCAGCTTGGCACTCCTGAGGGAAAGAAAATCCCAGCAGGAAAGCTCGCCAAAGCCGCTAAGGCTCCCGGCAAGTTAGGCCAACGCGCACGGTTCGCGCAGATGTTGAAAGGCTTTAAGAAGAAGTAATGGCACGGTCGGACGAACCTAAGTGGAAGCGCATTGTTGCTAGTGTAAAAGCTGGCACCAAGGGTGGAAACGCGGGTCAATGGTCCGCCCGTAAAGCCCAACTTGCGACCCAGCGGTATAAGAAGTCTGGCGGCAGCTATAGCGGCCCGAAGACAGAAGCGCAGAAGTCCTTGTCCAAATGGACCAAAGAGGACTGGGGGACCAAGTCGGGTAAGCCATCCACACAGGGGGCGAAAGCAACAGGCGAACGCTATCTACCAAAGAAAGCACGTCAGGCGCTGACATCTTCTGAATATGCTGCTACAACCAAGGCGAAGCGTGAGGGTACAAAGGCGGGCAAGCAGTTCGTCAAGCAACCCAAGAGCGTTGCCAAGAAGACAGCGAGATTTAGATGACCACATCCGGCACTACAGCATTTAACCTGAACCTCAATGAACTCGTTGAGGAAGCGTTCGAGCGCTGTGGTGCCGAGCTACGGACGGGTTATGACTTGCGTACGGCGCGGCGTAGCCTGAACCTGCTTACCATTGAGTGGGCAAACCGTGGCATTAACTTGTGGACCATCGAGCAAGGCTCAATCCCCATGGTGCAGGGGCAGATTGTCTATGACCTTCCTGTAGATACTATCGACTTGCTCGATCACGTGATCCGCACGCAGACTGGCCAAGGCCAGACGGATATCAACATTACCCGTATCAGCATCGACACATACTCGACGATCCCAAACAAGAACGCCCAAGGGCGTCCCATCCAAGTGTGGATCAACCGTCAGTCAGGCGCGACCGAACCCAGCACCGGGGTGGCGTATCCGAATATCAACGTATGGCCTGCCCCAGAGCAGTCCAACTATTACACCTTCGTCTACTGGCGCTTGCGCCGTTTACAGGACGCTGGTGACGGCGTTACTACGCAGGATATCCCATTCCGCTTCCTACCGTGCATGGTGGCAGGTCTAGCGTATCATCTGTCGAAGAAAATCCCCGGCGCGCTTGAGCGCAGCCAGATGCTTAAGATGGAATACGAAGAATTGTGGCAACAAGCTGCCGACGAGGACCGCGAGAAGGCGTCATTGCGTATCGCACCGCGTCAGATGTTCTATTAAGGAGATAGCATGCCAAATAGGTTTGCCTCCGGTAAATGGGCAATTTCGCAGTGTGACCGCTGCGGGTTTCGATATAAGCTGAAGCAGCTTCGGCGTCTCGTCATCAAGACGAAGAACGTCAATATCCTCGTGTGCCCGTCCTGCTGGGAACCAGATCAACCACAGCTTCAACTCGGTATGTATCCGGTTGATGATCCTCAGGCGCTGCGTAACCCGCGCCCTGACACCACATATCTCCAAGGCGGCTTGACCGGCCTCCAAGAAGAAACACAGGGCGAAGTGCCTAATGATAACGTGCTGGCATTTGGTGGACCATCAGGTGGTAGCCGCGTAATCCAGTGGGGTTGGGCACCTGTCGGCCTAAATAATCCTTTGGGTTTATTTGGACTTCCAAATACGCTATTAGGGAGTGGTCAAGTAGGGACCGTAACGATTGAGACGGAGAATTAAGATGGCTAAAGGTGGCAAGACAAACAAGCAGATGTTGAGCATGGGCCGTAATCTGGCAAAGATTGCGAACCAGAAAAGCGGCAGCAAGCCGAAGAAGGACATGGGAAAGGTCAATAAAAATGGCTGATTATAAGCAACCTAAGGTCTACACACAGGCCGACCTCGGCAACAACGGCTATCCGAACAAGATCGCCAATACCCAGACGCAGAAGACCCGTGGTACGGGTGCAGCGACCAAGGGTACTGGGCATAGCAAGAAGATGGGCTAATGAACTACGCTGAACTGTTCGAGACGATTAAGGGGTACGTCGAAAACGACTTCCCCAATACCTCATGGACCGGCTCTGACGGCTCCAGCGCGGTTACATTGACGTCTACCGAACAGATCAACACGTTCATCGAACAGGCTGAGCAGCGCATCTTTAACACGGTGCAGTTGCTTGACCTGCGTAAGAACGTGACGGGCAACATGACGGCAGGTAACAAATACCTTGCGGTGCCCACAGACTGGCTGGCTAACTTCTCCATGGCGGTTATCGACGATACCGGACGTTATGAGTATATGCTCAACAAGGACGTCAGTTTTATTCGGCAGTCGTTCCCTAACCCCAACGATGAGGGTATCCCCTACTGCTACGCCTATTTCGACGAAAATTCGTATATTCTCGGGCCTACACCCGACCAGAACTATAACGTAGAGCTTCACTATTTCTATTACCCAGCTTCGATTGTGACGGCAGGTACGTCATGGCTGGGCGACAATTTTGACAGCGTGCTGCTTTATGGTTCTCTGCTCGAAGCTTACACCTTTATGAAAGGTGAAACGGATGTTATAGCGGGGTACCAGAAACGGTACGACGAAGCTATGGCAATGCTCAAGCAGCTTGGCGAGGGTAAGAACAGGCAGGATATGTACCGTACACCACAAGTTAGGTATCCCGTACGATGATTACTGAACTCGAAACCGCCTTAGGCACTGTGCAGGTAATGACCACGAACAACCGTGGGTTTTCTGCTGAAGAGCTTGCTGAGCGTGCTTTAAATCAAATTATTAACGTAGGTGACAACGCACCCCCAGTAATTGCGGATCAGGCCCGTGCCTTCCAAGAAAACTTGCGCGAAGTGCTCATCTACTTTATGCGTGAAGCCATGCGCTCGCGCAACGTAACTCTGGCAGCTAAGTTTACCGAAGCTGGGTTTCCTGAGCTTGTAAAACTGATTGATACGTAAGGAGAATACCCATGGCTATTACCCAAGCTATGACAACCAGCTTCAAGGCAGAAATTTTGCTGGCTGTCCATGATTTCCGTAACACTGGTGGCGACACCTTCAAACTAGCGTTGTACACCTCGTCGGCTTCGATTGATGCCAACACGACTGCCTACACGGCTACCAACGAGAGCACCGGCACGAACTATACCGCTGGCGGCGCTGCGCTGACCAATGGTGGCGTGACCGCTACGAATACCAACGCTTCGGCAGGTACAGGTTTCACAACCTTCAGCAACCTAACATTCACGAATGCTACGGTTACGGCTCGCGGCGCGTTGATCTACAACACAACCCCATCGGCTAATGGCACGGCGAACACCACGCTGACCAATGCTTCTGTGGCTGTGCTTGATTTTGGTTCAGATAAGACTTCGACGGCAGGTGATTTTACCATCATCTTCCCGACGAATAACAACACCTCGGCTATCATCAGGATTGCATAATGGCTCTCGTCCTCGCTAACCGCGTACAAGAAACGACTACCACTACAGGCACTGGCACGGTAACTCTTGCTGGTGCCGTAGCTGGTTTCCAGTCGTTTGCGGTTATCGGGAACGGCAACACCACGTACTACACGATTACTAGCGGGAATAACTGGGAAGTCGGGATCGGTACCTATACGTCTTCTGGTACTACGCTAGCACGTACAACAGTCTTGTCGTCTAGTGCGGGTGGCACAACTAAGATTACCCTTGCAGGTACGTCTACTGTGTTTGTTACCTACCCGTCCGAAGACTCGGTATATCAGGATGGCTCAGTTATTGCAGCAGGTACGGCTGTCCTTGCCATAGCTAATGGCGGTACGGGTGGAACCACGCAGGCAACGGCGCGCACGGGTCTTGGCCTTGGCACTGTATCTACACAAGACGCATCTGCTATTGCCATTACAGGCGGCGATGTAACCAATGTGAAAATGCAGCGTTACCGGGAAACCGTAACCGCTGCCTCGTCCGGCACGGCGTACACAGTTGACCTATCCACGGCCAACATCTTCAATATCACGATGACGGGCAACTGCACGTTTACGTTCACCAACCCACCGGCTTCAGGTGTGTCGTACAGCTTCATGCTTATCCTAACACAGGATGCTACTGGGTCACGCACGGCAACATGGCCTGCATCGGTAAAGTACCCCAACGCTTCGACACCTACGTTGACTACAACGGCTACCAAAACGGACATTCTAAACTTCATTACCGTAAATGGCGGTACAACCTATTTCGGTGCGCTATCACTGGCCAACATGTAAGGAGGATTTGCAATGGCTATTACTAAAATCGAACAAATTTACCTGTACACGGATCAGGATTACAGCGCTGAAGCCGGGTCTGATGATAGCGACAGTGCCAAGGCTATCGCTTGGTTTGCTGAGCAAGGCATTACGGACTTCACTCACTTGAACTACGCTAACCCCGACAACCATGCAGATTGCTTCGCCCCGCTGAACTCATGGGCGTTCATCGGCAAGACGGAAGATATCGCGGCATTTCCGTTTGTGTATTACACTGAAGTGCATGACGATCTTCCGGCAAACAGCATGCCTATGGTTCTTCTTTATGGACTTGAAGCAATCCAAAATTCCAACCTGAGCGACCTCTGTCAGCTAGGCAAGTAAAATGCCCTTAAATCACATGAATGCCACAGGGTCGGCTTCGGGTAGTCAGGTGTTCAACGCACCGGGCACCTTTATCGTGCCTACCGGTGTGTATAGTGTGAATTTATCAGGGCGCGGTGGCGCGGGTAACGCTGGCAACGCTGGTAACCCCGGCACGGCTGGAAACCCCGGAAATCCGGGTACCAATGGTAATGGCGGTGCGGGAGGCGCTGCGGGCGCAGCAGGCAACACCGGTGCCACTGGTAATGCGGGTAATCCCGGCAACAATGGCGCAGGTGGCGCAGGCGGAGCGGCTGGCTTGGCAGGTAACCCCGGAGGCACAGGTAACGCCGGTAATCCGGGTACCAATGGCAATGGTGGTGCAGGTGGTGCCCGTGGTAACGCAGGCAACTCAGGCACTCCCGGAAATGCGGGCAACCCCGGCAATAATGGCGCTGGTGGCGCAGGTGGACCTCGTGGTAATGCTGGTAACCCCGGCACGATAGGCAACTCAGGTAACCCCGGCAACAACGGCGCAGGCGGCGCTGGTGGACCTCGTGGTAACGCAGGTAACCCCGGTGCGACAGGTAATGCTGGTAACCCCGGTAACAACGGCGCTGGTGGCGCTGGCGGACCAAGAGGTAATGCTGGTAACCCCGGAGGCACAGGTAATGCTGGTAACCCCGGTAACAACGGCGCTGGTGGTGCTGGTGGTAATGGTGGTGGCGGTGGTAATGGCGGCGGCGGCGGCACCGCTGGTGGCGGTCCCGGAAGTCCGGGTGTCGGTGGTAGTGCTGGTAACCCCGGTGGTAGTGCTGGCGGCACCGCTAATGGGATATTTGGCGCTGGTGGTGGAGCCGGTGGCACACCCGGCGGGGGTAGCGGCGGTACCGGCGGGGATGGGTTTTTCTGCTGCTTTGGTTGCTACAACGGTGGCGGTGGTGGTGGCGGTGGCGGCTCAGGTATAGCTGGTAACCCCGGTGGCGCAGGCGGCGCAGGCGCTAATGGTAACGCAGGTAATACAGGTAATGCTGGAACAGGCGCTACTGCTGGTGGTGCAGGCTCTCCCGGTAATGCTGGAGCCAACGGCACCGCAGGTAACACAGGTGCAGCGGGCACAGGTGCCACGGCTGGTAGTGCAGGTTCTCCGGGCGGCGCAGGTGCAGCGGGTACCGCAGGTAATACTGGTGCAGCAGGTACGGGAGCTAACCCCGGTACCGCAGGTTCTCCGGGCGGTGCAGGTGCTAATGGTAACCCCGGCACGGCTGGCGCTGCCGGTACAGGTGCCACCAATGGTGGCGCAGGCTCTCCGGGTAATGCTGGTGCCAATGGGAACGCGGGTACGACAGGCAACGCAGGTACAGGTGCGACTAGTGGTGGCGCAGGCTCTCCGGGTAATGCTGGTGCCAATGGGAACGCAGGTACGACAGGCGCAGCAGGTACAGGCGCAACTAATGGCGGTGCTGGGTCTCCGGGTAATGCTGGTGCAGCAGGTAACAATGGAACTGGTGCAGCAAATGGCAATCCCGGCGCGGCTGGTAATACTGGAAATGTCTCATCTTTTGGTTCTTACCTTACAATGCCCGGAGGCGCAGGTGGTAACGGTGGTAACGCTGGTACAGGTAGTAATGGCGTAGCTGGTGCAGCGGGCAATCCCGGTGGTACTGGCAATGCTGGAAACCCCGGCAGTAACGGTAACGGAGGCGCTGGTGGTAATGCTGGCGCGGCAGGAAGCCCCGGTGGCATAGGTAACTCAGGTAACCCCGGTAACAACGGCGCTGGTGGTGCGGGTGGTGCCCGTGGTAACGCAGGGAATCCCGGCGGCACTGGAAACGCAGGTAATCCGGGTACCAATGGTGCTGCTGGTGCCGCAGGTAATGGTGGTGCTGCTGGCAACCCCGGCGGGCAAGGTAACGCAGGTAATCCCGGAACTAACGGCGCTGGTGGTGCTGGTGGTAACGGCGGTCTGGCAGGTAACCCCGGTGGTATCGGCGGGACCGGAAACCCCGGCAACAATGGCGCTGGGGGTGCTGGCGGTAACGGTGGCGCAGCGGGTAACCCCGGTGGCCAAGGTAACGCAGGTAATCCCGGAACTAACGGCAATGGTGGTGCTGGCGGACCTCGTGGTAATGCTGGTAACCCCGGTAGTGCTGGTAATGCAGGCTCTCGTGGCGGAGGCGGCGGTGGCGGTGCTGGTGGGTGCGGCGCTTTCGGCTTGGGTAATGCCGGTGCATCGGGTAATGCGGGCACTGTTTCGGGCGGGGGGACCAACGGTAACGGTGGTAATGGCGGCGGCGGCGGCGGCGCTGCTTGCGGCAACCCCGGTAACGCTGGAGGCACAGGTCCTGCCGGTAACACAGGTGCCGCAGGTACAGGCGCTACTGCTGGTGGTGCAGGCTCTCCGGGTAATGCTGGTGCCAATGGTAACGTAGGTAACACAGGTGCCGCAGGTACAGGCGCGACAGCAGGAAACGCAGGTTCCCCCGGTGGCGCAGGCGCTAATGGTAACGTAGGTAACACAGGTGCCGCAGGTACAGGCGCGACAGCAGGAAACGCAGGTTCCCCCGGTGGCGCAGGCGCTAACGGCAACCCCGGTAATACAGGTAACGCAGGCACAGGTGCGACTGCGGGTAACCCCGGTGGCGCAGGCGGCGCAGGCGCTAATGGTAATGCAGGTAATACAGGTAATGCTGGTACAGGTGCCACTAATGGCGCGGCGGGTTCTCCGGGTAATGCTGGTGTTGCAGGTAACCCCGGCACGACAGGCGCAGCAGGTACTGGGGCCACTTCAGGTGGCGCAGGCTCTCCGGGTAATGCTGGTGTTGCAGGTAATGCTGGTACGACAGGAGCCGCAGGCACGGGCGCTACACCGGGTAATGCTGGGTCGTTCAATGCTGGCGGATCAGGTAATGCAGGCTCGACAGCTTCAACCAACAGTGCAAATGCAGCTAAAGTCTGGCCATTCCAACAGATACCAGTAACAGTCGGTAGCGGGAGCGCGGCAGGCCAAGTCACCGTTAACTGGTAATGGACCACGCTAGGCTAAAGATTGTGATGGGGTGTTTCGATAGACTTCCCCAATACCAGCGCGATTGGATTAATAACTGCGAAAAGCTTAACTTGCACGATGACCACATCTTGCGCGGCAAACAAGAGGTTGACAGGTGCATGGCGGAGGTGGAAAAGGGACGCATCAGTTATAAGCCGGGTAACGGACAGAACTAGGAGCAACCATGCTGCGAAGCATTTTCAAATCGAAAGATATTGAGTTTCTGTGTGCGGAGGAGGACTACGGCCTTATCCCAGCGCCGTACCCTGCGAAGAAAGAAATCCCAGATTGGTTTAAGGCTCTGCCAACAAAGCTGGGGAATGGTGGGTTTAACACCTCAACAGTGAAACGCTGCAACCCATTTCTCGATGCGCTGTGCGTGGGTTACATCATTCCGCTAGCCGCTGACGTAGAGTTCGTGACCAACGACGATGCTTCAGGCGTGTCCTTTCAGTGGAAGTTCCATAAGACAATGGTCGAGACCCACGGTCCTAATCAAATCTCATCCGACAAATGCCCGCACCCATCGGTGCCGAAGCCACCTATGAAGTTCCTTAATTATTGGATGATTAAGGTTCCACCAGAATATTCACTGCTCTTTGTGCCGCCCCTCAACCGCACTGAAAATAGGTTCACAATATTTAGTGGTATTGTGGACGCGCCGTATCCGGGGCAGGAGTTCATCAATTTCCCGTTTACGTTTGAACAGGCAGGCTTCTCTGGAATCATTCCGGCAGGGACGCCACTAGCGCAGGTTATTCCAATCCGCAAAGACGCGCTGCTACCAAAACACCGGTCACGGGTCTTTACGGCAGAAGAAATAGTCGAAACGCAAAAGCTGCGGAATAGACGCAATAAGGTCCATGAAAGCCTGTACCGCGACAACCTGCACAAGAAGCTTTAATATGTCGCTCTATACGTTTGCACCCATGCCGCCAACCACCCGTGAGCATGAGCCGTTCGTTATATGGGAGAACGGCTTTACCCCAGAGGAACTGGACAGGATTGAGGCGTATTGTGATGCGCTACCCCAACATAAGGCCACAATTACGGGCAGCACTGAAAGTGAGGACTTTGCTGATTACCGGAAGTCAAAGGTCGGCTGGATCAGTTCTAACCCCGATACAGGGTGGTTCTACGATAAGCTGGCATGGATATCGCGCCAGCTTAATGCCATGTTCTACCGGTTCGACCTAACTGGCTTTGTCGAAGATATGCAGTTTACGGTATACGACGGCGAGGGTGACCATTATGAATGGCATGTCGATGCTGGCTCCAACCATGATGCGCCGCGTAAATTTAGCCTTGTTCTGCAACTTACCGACCCTAACCAGTACGATGGGGGCGAATTGCAGATACATAGGGAGAAAGACCCCACACCAGTGAAGCGTGAGCGAGGGTTGGTGGCTGCGTTCCCTTCTTACACGCTACACCGCGTTACACCCGTTACACGCGGAATCCGCAAAACCATCGTGGTCTGGGTCTCTGGCCCTCCGTTTAAATAAGGCACACCCTATGAGTGATGTACTCGACCAATGGCAATATTTTGTATCACCTGTATACAGCATCAAGAAGCCTGACTTTCTCGACGTTGCTCGAAAAGTTAGCAAACAAGCGCTGAAAGCCCACGGGGCTATCAATCCGATATATCCAATGGCGCATGGTAATTTGTATGACAGTACCGACTTAGAACCGCTCTTTGGCTACGTACTTAACACAGCGTGGAACCTTCTGAGTGAGCAAGGCTACCAGATGGAGGGAATGTCTACGCATCTTACAGAAGCGTGGGTACAGGAGCATCACAAACTTTCTTCCATGGAATACCACAGCCACAGCGACTGCGACCTTGTAG